GGATGAGCATCCGCCCATTCAACTCCAGCTTTAAACATTTCCTCTCTACCTGGTCTCTCGACAATCCAAGTCTCGCGCGTAGCATTCCCTAAGGATTGGGGTATTCCCACGCTGTTTTCCATTTCTTTCCAGTCCGTATGCTTCTTGACGTATTCCCTTGCTGCGTCAAGGACTTCAAATCTATTTCTTTCCATTTATCAGACGTTAATCGTTATTTACTTCATGTATCTTTTTACCGAGCCGAATGACAATATATTCCTTGTCAGGCTCCGCTCCCCATTCGGGACGGCCTCTATCCCTTTCAATAGATTCAACTCGGAAAATCATGGTCCGCTTATTCGTATACCCTCGGTGGAATATCACATGGTCTATCTGATAATGAGGCTTATTAAAGCGTTTTATCCAATAAGGTTTATACTCGCGGTATTCTTCTTTCTTCTCGCCCGACTGGATCATGTCGTACCACTTCGCTTTCAAAATTAAATGAATTATTACCATATTCTAATCTCCCAATAAAACACATCCAGTGAATTCATACGATATAAGGCTTGTAAGATAGTAAACACCAGCGTCCTTCGTGTTGATGTACACTTCGTAGTCGGTGGGTATCTTCTTCAGTTCCTCTATAAGTTCTCCAACCGTAAATACCTTGTCTTTATCAACGATAACACTATTCATATTCAGTCCTCCAATATTATTCTCGCCTTTTTGGGTGAGTTTTCAAAAGTTACTTCCGGAAAAGAGCTGCTATCAAGTTGAAATAGATGCGCACTGCTCTTTCTATCGCACCAATAGCCTCCTGAATTACCAATGTGATTCAGGGTCGGCTTGTATAAATGCGCGTGCAAGTAGCCCTTTTCATTCCTCGCCAGCCACACTTCCACACCTGTCTCCATGATGCGCTGCTCAGCGAACTCCACACCATCCAGGAACTCACTTGACAGCCGACCACCACGCTTGTACTGCTCGGGGATTCGGCTATCTTCCAGCATTGATTTAACTTCCAATTCTTTCATATCATTTCTCCCTTAAAATCATCTTAATACATTTCGGGCCATCCTCGAATCTGAGCCCTGCGAGCAGGTCATTGTCGCTGGTCGGAATATAGTCGAATAGATAGCGACCAACCCAATCCGCACCCCACATCCGAGGTCTACCAGCATACAGTCGGATTGCTCCAGTGTTCGGATCAACCGCAGCCCAACATTCAAGCACATCATCCCGACGCTTTCTTCGCTCGCTTCTCTCATTCGCTTCTTCCAAATCGATTGCTTCACTGGCGTTATACACGAAGCCGCAATCGCATTGGCCGAGGATTACGTAAGGACGAAGCACCGGGATAGCGCCATGGCGGATGTACTTATAGGCAAGCCCATCCTGCAGGTCATTGAATGGGTGGTTGAGGTCATGCGCATAGAATACCGCACCGCAATCCGGGCATTCCAACCCGAAGGTGGTTGGAACGACATACGACCCGATACGCTCACCGACAGCCAATTCTGCCTTATCGCCTATATTTACAGCCTCGATTTCACGTTTATCCCCATTCTCGTCCACAACTACCGCCTTGAGTTCAGGGATGGGACGCTGCAACTCTTTGATCAGTTCATCTACTCTCATCGTCCGCCTCCTTCCCGTCTTCAATCGCCAGCGCCGGCACTTTCGGCATCGGCATCCACAGTTCCACGCCATGAATCTCTTCCGAGCGTGTGGAATCCATCCACACCTCGGAATCACCCATGTAATACGCCACGTGGAAAGCCTTGTTCTTGTCAAGCACGAGGACGTCCCTTTGGTCTTCCGGCAATCTGTTATTAGGATTAGCCCAATCGGGATTCTCGTCTGCGAATTTCGCTCCGTCCACGAAAGCGGAGGCGGCGTTCATGGAATTCTGATATCTGAGGTTCGCCACCGCCAAAATAAGAGACTTTCTGTTTACTTCCATCTCACGCCTCCTTTTCTTCCGCCACGTAGTGAATCACATCCACGATTGGGGTCTTCTCCACCTTCACCACCTCATAGTCCGCCATACTGCCTTTCATGCACTCGGCAAACATCGGGATGACCTTGTCGTAACTCGGAGCCTTCAGGAGGAAGTGTTCCGAGGTGCGCTTCTCCGAACCGCTCTTCTCGTCGAGCGCGAGGAAGTCACACTTGATGCGCCAGTAAGCGCTGTCGCCATTGCCGTCGTAGCCGTCAAACACCTCCGAGATATTCGACTTCTTGATCGCCGGGATAGTGAACTCGCCACTGATGTAGGGGCTCACTTCCTCGATCGTTCTGCTTTCACTTTCGGTAAACGAGAGACTGTCCACCAGGAATGTCTCCGTCACCTTCTTTTCCATGCCATTCTCCTTCACTTTCTGGTAACGGACCTTGGCTTCAAACCATTGTTTCATCATACTGTTTTTCGTTTTTATGGTTGATAATTACGTCAAATTGCTCTTCTATGCGAGGCTTTCTCCATCTCGTAGCCCTCCAGGGCGAAGTATCCACGCAGCGGGTCGGCTCCGAACACCTTCCTCATCTCCTGCGTCACCTCCACCGACGCCTTGAGGTTGCATCCCAGCCGCTTCACCAGGCCCAGCTCCTTGGCCGAGCGGAACGAGCGGGCGTTGAGCGGCATCACCAGGCGTGCCGGCGAGAGCCGTTTCCACAAGCCGAGGTCCACCGGACTGCCCGTCCTTACCATCCAACGCAGGAACAGGCACAGCCTGTAACAGGTCGACGTGGTGGTCTGCGGTATGCCGTAACAGTCCTCGAAGAGGCGCACCAACGGCGCCAGATACAGGTCGGGTCTGTCAGGATCCGAGCGGCCCACGCTCTCCACCAGGTAATCCTCCATGCTGTCATACTCCGAGTAGAGCGCGTTCAGCGACTCACACATGCAGAAGTAATCGTGCCACGAGAGGAAGCCGTGAATGCGCACCGCATCGCAGTCCTCAAACTCCTTGTACTCACGCCGCATGATGTGGCGGTATGGGCTCGCACCCATATAGCCGGTCACCTTCTCGGCCGCACTGATGATGTCGGCTGGCTTGCCGTAGCAAAGCCACGAGGTGACGAAGGCGCTTATCTCGATATCCTGGAGGAGTGTGTACCTCCGGGGTATCTGTACGGGGTCGGCGCCCACAAAGCCAGCGGTCTCGCAGCGGTCGGCCCATTCCATCAATTGCTTAGTCATTACTTTCATGGTTGTCTGTCTGTTGTCGTTTCACATCAGTCTCCGGTCCTTTCCCCGGAGCTCAAAATAGTTGCACATCTCCTGAAGGCGGCTCACCACACGGTCTCCGTACCTGTCGGCGAGTATCTTGTGCGTCATCGGCAGGTTCGAGCTTATCATGGTCAGACACTCAGGGTTGTCGCCGCGGTGCTCTATCACCTGGCGCAACACGTTCATGCGGTTGCCCATGAAGAGGCTCTCGGAGGGTTCAGCCCCAAGGTCCTGTATGCCGAGGATGGCGGCGCGCTTGTAGCGCTCGATGCTCCCGTCGCGGGCATAGTCGTCGCAGATGGTGCCGGCCCTCACGTTGTCCCAGCAGAGACACCGCCGCTTGCCGCCCAGGTCAATCTGCACATTGTCGAGCAGCGTGTAGGCGCTCATCACCTCCAGGGCCCACGATTTCCCGCTGCCCGTATTGCCAGCCAGGTAAATGCCTGCGTTCAGCCGTCCGGGCTTCAGGGCCTTGGTCACGGGGTCGACGCACATCATCTGCATGTCGCCGTGTATCCAGCGCGCCAGGTTCTCGTACACGAAGCGGTTTTCATCGTCGATGACGAACTTCGGGTTCCGCTTCTTCCCGATGCGCTCTATCACCTGCAGGCTGTAGTCGAGCTGGTAAGGTTCGTAACTGTACCTCCTCACGCCCATAAACAGCCCGCGGTCGCTGATTTTCCGTAGTATAGCATCAATTTGTTCCATTAGTTCCAGATGTCGTTCACGTTATCGCTCGTGAAGGACGATGATGGGCCTCCGTTACCGTCGTGTCCGCCATAGTTCCCTTCCCAAACTTTAACCCAATTCTTGTCGTTCTCAAAAACCCAATCAAAACTTGCTTTCCAACCGCGCTTGTTGTCGCCCTTGAGGAAACTGCTGCCCTCCAGGCGACGGAATATCTCCTGCATCACTTCCAGTCCCTTCTCGCCGCCTCCCATTTCCTGCAGGCGGATGCGGATTTTGTTCTTGCGGGCATCCGACAGTTTGAGGAGCTTGGGGAAACTCGGACAGGTGTCGTTCCACATCTGCCTGATCCGCTCCAGCGGAAGAGCCTCCCCCTCGCGTATGCGCGCGGGCCTAGAGGCTTCTAACTCGTTAGAGTTAGAAGAAATATTATCGACTTTAGGAGATAATATTATATTATTATTAATATTATTAGAAAAACTATGGTTAGGGTTTGGTTCGGGTTTGGTTAGGTTTGGTTTCGGTTTGGTTTTGGTTTGGTTAGGTTTGGTTACACTTTGGTTTCGGTTTGGTTTCGGTTTGGTTTTACTTTGGTTTTCATTTGGTTTTTGATTGTTAATATACGTTTCTTTATGTTGATATACGTTACTCTGCTGCAAGTCCCGGTCCTTTGCCGGCCTGCCGCCCTTCTTCCCGCTGACGGACCGCGTCCTACAAAGGTCGATATGACCTTTCACCATGGCAAGCATCGCACGTGTCACCGGCTTTAGAGGCCCGGTAGTCCCGCCCGTCAAGCCATACTCTATGATGGCGGCGAAAACTTCTCCCTGAACCTCCCTCGGCAGGATCCTTACGGCGTCGAGCCATTCCCTTCGGAATGACATGCATTCTTTTCCCACGGTTTTCTCTGCAGGATCACCCCCGTCAACCGTTTCGGCGCTGACAGGCATCACCCCAAACTCATCGGGCTGCGCCTCTTGTCCGTATTCACTCATAAATTCGTTGTTCTCCATATCAGTAAGGAAAATTAGATAGTTCCAACTCAAGGCCCTGACGGGCCACATATACCGTCTTCCCTGACGCCATCATTATCTCGTTCCTGAACCTTACGGCGTCGCTGTTGCGTTCGCTCAGGTGGAGAAGGATGATGTTCTGCACGTCCTGGAGGTCGTTCTGTCTCATCACCTCGGCCGTGGTCCCCAACTCCATGTGGGAGTTGAGCAGGCGTTCCCGCATCGATGCGGGTATCCTGCCGGCCGCGATATTCTCTTCAAGGATGTCGTCGGCATAGTTCGCCTCGATCATTATCTGGGTGACATGGCGGGGAATCCTGTACTCAAACATCATCGTGTCCGTGAGGAAGAGCAGCGCGCCCATCTCCTCGTGGCGGATGATAAAGCCCACGCACGGCACATCGTGGCATACAGGGAGCACGTACACCTTGTACGAGCCCACGATGTACCCGCGCTCAGGCTGGATATATATGGCAAAATGGTTCCCTTCCAACCGATGGCTCTGAAACACGTCCTGCAAGGCAAGCACGCGTATTCCGCAATCCATCATCTCGCCGATGTGCCCGGCATGGTCGTTGTGACGGTGGGTGCACAGGCATCCAACCACCTTTCCAAGCTGCCACGAGAGGGCCTGCTTCACCTCCTGCATCCTCACTCCGGCCTCCACGATGAGCGTCTCGCCGGTGGTCTCGGACTGCAACAGATAGCAGTTCCCTTTCGATGAGCTTCCAAGCACTGTCAGTTTCATGCCGTCCCCCTTTCTGTCAATACGGTGCCTCTTCCTCCTTTTCCTCGGCGGCGGGCGCCTTGGCTTCCTCGGCGGGCTTGCGAATCTCACCCGTCTCGGTGTCCACCTCCTCGTAATCGGCGTCATCCTCTATATTAATGGGACGCATGTTGGCGTTGCCGGCAAGGGTGTCGTTACGCTGGTCTGTGGCGGTCTCCTCGGTGTCCTTGTCCATGGCGCCCACCATCTCCACCGACAGGTAGCCGTACTTCGACAGCAGACGGCGGATGACCGTCTTCAGGGCCATGTCGTTGAAGTTGCCTTCCCAACCTACCTGCTTGCCTACCGAGCCGTCGTTGGCCTTCGCCATGAGGGTGTCCACCGTGGTGTCCTTGCGGATCGAGGGAGAGTAGCGCTTGGCATAGGCCGCCATGTCCTCCACCGATACGTAGAGTGTCTTGCTGAATCCGTTCAACAACTCGAAGTAGCAGAAGTAGCCCACCACCTTGTCCGACTTCTTCTCGCCGTCGAAGGCAATCTCACCCGTCAGTTTGTTCACCTTGCGCAACTCGCCCTCATACACGATGTCGGCGTTGATGGTGCGATACTGACCCGTGCGCATGGCCAATTGGATGTAGCCCTTGTAGCCGGGAATGAACGTAGGGGTGGGGACTTTCGTCCACACGTCACGTCCGGTCTGCGGGTCCGTCGATTTCACGTTGTTGTTGTACACCACGATGTAAGCGAACCCCAGGCTCTTGTTCAGGGGGAGGTGGAGGGTGGCCGCACGCAGGGCCTCGACCACGAGCGCCGAGGGCTTGCAGGACTGAAGTGACTTGTCGCCTACATAAAGGTCGATGAGCGAGGCCACGAAAGCGTCCTTGTGGGCGCCCATGGCGTTCTGGAACTGTTCCTGCACCTTGGGCGCGTTGAGGGCCGCCTTCAGCAGGTCGATGGGTTTCTGTGTGGCTGGAGCCGCGTTCTGAGGCTGGCTTGCCGGATAATTCTTGTCTTGCATAATACTTTTGTTTATTAATGATTGATGGTTCATTGTTCTTTCATTTCACCTTGCGGACGCACGGTCAGGTGTTCCTCATCGGTCACCTCCAGCAGCACGAGCTGGCTGTCGACGGGCTCCAGGCTGTTGATGCTCTCAAATCCGTCGATGAATATCGGTGCGGAGATTCCGTGACGGCGCACCACCGTATTGATGATATCCAGTCCGGCATTCACCTTGCCCGCCGTATTGGCGTCGGAATAGGGCACTCCGTCCACCATGGGTACGCAACACTCCACTTCCGCCCCGTTCACCAGGGTGTCGAACAGTTTGAAACGTACCTTCTTGAACATGGAGTTCACATTGTGCTCGATGGCGCGTGTGCGGGCTTTCGAGAAAGACTGCATCGTGAACTCGATACCTTCCAGACGGGCCTTTTCCACATTCAGGGCTCGCAGTTCTTTCTCCAGTTCGGCTATGCGTTCGTTACTATTGCGGTTGTCGATCACAATCCGCTCCTGACGGCTGATGAAGTCCTGCAGTTCCGAGATGCGGCGCTGCTCGTCGGCACTTCGTGCATTCAGTGTGTCAACATCCTCGGCTACCACCGGCCGTTCGATTCCATCCTCCAGCTTGGCGATTTCCCCGTTCAGGCGGATGATCTCTTCATCCTTGCATACATCGTCGGTCGGATCCGGCTCTTCCATCTCCACGGTGAGTTCGGGCACCGCCTGCAGGGCCGCCACCTTCGACGCCTCGTTGCCGAGTTCGGTGCTCAGGCGGCTCACCTCATCCTGCACGGTGCGCATCTTGGCTTTCAGGGCCAGTCCTTTCTGCTGGTTGCGCTCCTTCTCCTCCAGTTTGCCCTTGAGGTAACGTTCGGTGATTTCCTTCTGCCGGTTTTCTATCTCATCCATCTCATAGCGCCTTCCGCAGGTGGGGCATACAAACAGGCTCTCGTCCATCATTGAATCGGGGGCCATACCTTTCTTTATCTCGGCGGTGATTTGCTTCCATTCATCCAGGAGGGCGGCCCGCTCACCGTTATAGCGGTCGAGCAGCGACTGCTGGTCCTCCAGGCGGAGTTTGGTGCGGGCGAGGGCTGCCTTGGCCGAGGCAAGGTCCGATTCCGCCTTTCTCTTCAGGCCGATGGCGTTGCGATAGCCGGAAAGCACCTTTGTGCGGATATCGCCCTCGCGCTTCATGCGGAGTTCCTTCAGTTCCTGCACCTTTTTCATCCGTTCCATGCGCTTTTCGCTGGCGGCCGTATAGGCTGCTTCCTTGTCCTTGATCTGCGCAAGGGTCCGTTCATGTTCCTTTTTGATTTTTACGAGTTCCTCCTCGTGTGTGGATGTGTCCTCGGGATCGAGCAGGTCGCGCTTGCGCTCGTCGATGCGTCCCGGGATGGTTACGAGGCTCGCCTGGATGCGGTTCTTCTTGGCCTGAATCTCCTTCTTGTACTCCTCCATGGTCTTACCCGTGAGGCTGTCCAGCAGGTCGTTGAAGTCCTTGTCGGTGCCCGCCACGTCGCGGTCGGCCACATCACCGGCCATCTCGAAGAGCATGCG